CTCACCGTACAAACTTCCCCCGCCGACCCCTACTGCTGCTATCCACTTCTTCCAGTCTTGCTTCTCACATAAAGCAAAACTGTCTTTGGCGAATGCATTGTCTGGGCCGCGGACCATGATCCAGCCGTCGGCGACCCTGACGGGCCGGCTCTGGCAAAACGACAACCTCTCAAAGGTGTCGACGAACCCAATGTTGGTTTCGCCGTACGTCTTGGTGTTGTCATCGTCCTCCATCTTAATGGTGAACCCATGGTCGAGGAAAAAGCTTTCAATGCCTTGCAGTCTGTTCAAACACCTGCGCTCCATAATAATTACGCAGTCGTCGCCATTGTTGACTAAATGGTAGCGAAACCTGCGGTTGACAAAGCAGTCAACGAGTCCACACATCAACAGACAGTTGCCTAACCCGGTGTTCATGTCACCGGAGCATCTGCCCCCTTCCTTTGTGTAGATGACGCGCTTATCATCACAGAATATCGTCCCATGTGTAACCAACTGCTGGTTAAGCAACCACCTGAGCTCACTCGTGCCAAAAATTTTGTTGTAGCACGAATGTTCACAACGTAGTGCCTCCTGGCTGACATGTTGATCAAACCTGCTGGCATCGATGCCAACTGCCACCGGGTGGTGAAAAGACTCCCACTTTTGCCTGATGGCATTACCACACTGCACTGGATCCATCCCCTTCATAACGACAGGGGAATCATCAACAGTGTCGCACACTTGGGCAATGGCACGGTAAATGTCATGCTCAACAGCCCGTGTGTAGCACCCCAAAGCAACATTATACTTCGGGGAGCGTGGTTGTATCAGACGTGGGGCGGGGTCGGATTCTTTGAGATTCTCGCGCATTTGCTTTACGCCATCATCCCATCTGAGGCCGGCCTCTTTAAACATTACTTTCTCATTCTTTACAAACGAACGCACACGGGCGTCACGACGGGTTATGCCCTCACGGGCCAGGTCGTCTGCAGCGTTCTGATACATTTTGCGCTTGCTGGGATGACACTGAGCAACAAACTGCCTATGTGTCATTTTCCTGCGTGGGCCAACTGTATCAGCCACTTTAGACATGAACCCGCCCATCGTAACGAAACTACCCGGGACAGGGAGCGGAGGCGGAATGAGATTAACGCCTTGCTTAACAGTAAAAATACGCTCTTTAACTGCCCTAAGTGCATTGGGAAGATTATGGTTGTGGTTGCCCACTATATTACAGCTGTTAACCGCGGCAAGTTGTACACTCCTGCGTGCACGTGAAATCTTTTTGCCACGGCCGTCAGTGACGGCCATCCCCTCACAACACACAGTTTTCACCCTTGTCGTGAAGCCGTGCACCACGGCCGGGCTGACCTAGTAGGCCTGACCCGTGTATACTCGGTCGAATGCATCGTACTCTGTGTTCACATGGTACGCGTTGCATGCCAACCTAAGCAACAGGTCAAGCCGATTGTTCAGCTCGGGGCGGGGCACTGGAATGCCGTCCACCGTCGGATTTCTCCCGAGCACGTACCGCTCGACAACCTTACGCATGTATTGCCTTAACATGTCGTCGTCGACCCCGGGAATCAACCTGGGGTTTTCAAACCTGCAAAGCTTCACGCATTCGATTAAGTGCGGCATCAGCACACTCGAGTACCTCAACACTCGTCCGCCACGAAAATGTTGGCCGAACCAGTATTCGAAGTCCCTATCCGACATCCACCATAGTACCTTT